GTGTTATCTGCGCAGTATAAACCTGATACACCAAACCCATAACCATCTAATGTCAACCCTGTAGCAGGAACAACAATACTTACACCTGACATGTCAATTTGGCCATCAATAAAATATGATTTAGTGCTATCTAATGTACCTAATAGATCTGCGCTTGATCGTACAATTACTTGATTTAGCAATGAAACTTCTGCTGTGGATGCTACAAGAACACTTGTCGCTGTCTCTGACACAGAAACACCGGCACCCGCTTTGATTCTTTTAAATACCAATTGGTCTGCTGTTTGGTCTACTATAACCTGAGCACCATCAGTGCCAGATCCCGCATTAACTAGATCGGTTTTTAAGCTAATACCACCATACGCATCAACTGTTACTGATATACCCTGCGATGGATCAAGTGACCTGATAAAATTAACGCCTGGAGCAGGTTGGTTAAGTAGCTGTGTAGCTGTAGGTGAGCCAACTGGATTAATCGACCCGGTTACGCCTAGAGCAATTTGAAAGTTGCTAAATGTTATCCCATATAGTGTACTAGCTCTGACTAGAGAAAGAATATCCGATGTTTCCATTGTGGTTGTCTTAACCGCATTGGTCATGTCTGAAGCCATTGAATTACAGCTCATTATGTCACCTCACAAGTTGCCGCATCATCTTCACAACAACCATCATAAAAATTAAAATCGGAAAAGGTATTATTGTAATTACCTGATCCTCTAGGTGTATTTGAAGTGTACTTACTGCCATGTAATGGAGACCCAAGCTTAATCATTACATTTAATCCCTGACTCGCTTTTACCGCCAATTCAGGTGTGACAGTCACGTCATAAGTTGTAGATAATTGTAATGCAACATTGTATATAATGCCGTTTATGGCACCCGCTGGGACTGTGATTAAGTCATTCGGGTTTATCACCTCAGTATAACCAAGTTTAACCCCGTCAGCGTCTTGCATGAACATCCATCTATTCAGATAGCGGACACCTGTTTCAAAATCTACCGCTGGTATTGACTGCTCTGCCGAGTTAATTAATAACTCTTGTAGGATGTCATTTACTAAGCTTTGTGCTGTTTCTGGCATTTTTAACGGCCTTTGGTTTTGCTGGTGGCTTATCTGTCCAGCCTAGTTTGACTGCTGCTATGATAGATGGCTCGCTAACTTCTAATTGAGTCCCATCTTGCTTGTACATTGTGAAAGTTTCTTTCATAAGAACCTCAAAGAAATGGTGTTACTTATTTTAACAGTTATAGCGCCCAATAAAAAGCCCTCTTAGTCGAGGGCTTTTGGGTTACGTCAAAACGGATTAACCGCCGAATGATTTACCAGCAAAGAACGGATTAAGAACCGCGTAAGCTGGACGGAAATCAAAACGTACAATCTGTTTGTTAGCATCACCATCAGCGTATTTTGACACCCTGAATTGTAAGCCATCTTCTGTGGTTGCTAGCGTGTCAGTGCTGTAAAGCTTTTTGATAGGCACTGAACCAATACCGAAAGCTTGCTTATGCCAGAACATGTTGGGCTGGATAAGTGTTGAGGCTGCACCGCCAAGGGTAACGATATCACCAGATGTTAACGCTGAATCTACAGTGTTAAACGCTCCGGCTGCTTCGTATACGCCAGGACCAGTTATAACCAATGTACCAGCACCAGAACCGTTGAGTGTAACTGCTGCTGTAACTGTTCCAGAGAACAATATTTGAGCGCCAGTTTCATCAACAATAGGCTTACGAGTAGAAAGGTTAAGACGATTACGCCCTGTGACTGTGATGGTTTCACCAGCAGCAACAACCAAGTTAGCTTGGAAAGCAGTGACCGCAATACTCATGGTCATACTATCTTTAGCTGCCAAGTAAGTAGGTGTCGGCGTTGCTGATAACGTACCCTCTCTATCTGAGCCTGCACCTGTTGTGTAGCTAGGTAAAGTGGTGGCTGTCATCACTTTCATACCTGCGAAGTTATCAGTGATAACCGCACGCTGGTTAGCAGACATTGAACCAGTTTCACCGCCCAATGAACGCTGATTACTGGCTAGTGAACGCTGAGTGAATGGGTTAGCAAAATAACACCAGTCTTGATCCATCGGCACGCCAGATGCTTGCATAATTGCGCCTGCGCCTGATACGTGATCCCAAGTTGTAACCGCAGTGCCAACTGAGCCTGACAGCAAAGCAGTGTTTTTTAAGCAAAACTCACCGAAATCAAGTTCTAAATCAGTCTTGATACGTGTAGCCATGGGAGCAAGAAGAGTTTCCAATTGGTCCATTTTTAAGGCTTCATCAGCTTCGTCAAAATCAACGTCTACTGTGAAGTAGTCCTGAACTGTACCAGATGCCTTGCCCGTTATAATGCTGTCACGGCCTACGCCGGTGATATCACCAGCCGCAGTACGCTTAGATGTATAATCAGTTGGACGCTTAAAGTCTACTGTATCACCAGTATCAGCGCCGAATTTACCGGATAAAAGTTGTGTATTAACGTTTTTAGATAAAACGCGCTCAGATTCAAACTTGTCCAAAAAGACTTTGGCAAGTTTGCGGGTAAAGTTACTATCAAAATTATTAGCCATGAGTGGCGATCCTATTCAAAATTAGCACCGGATGAAAATCTATATTTCCCAGTGTCTTTGTCCCCACCTCTGCCTTGTATTTTTGTGGCTGGAGCTGGAGCGTTCGTTTGTTTCTTTTTCAATGCAGCAGTTTTAGGCTTAATGGTTCGCTCTATATACATGGCGGCTTGTAGTGGTGCCATACCTATAATCGCTTCCGCATCAACATGATTGATAGCTAGGTGCCTTGTGATTAATGGCCCTTGCTCATCTTCTAAAATAAACATTGCCACATCTTCACTTAAGCCCATACTGGCAACTAATTGCCCTGCTTGCTGTAATTCCTGCGGATTAATACCGTAACCTTTTGCTTTTTCGGCATAAGTTGCGGCTTTAGTCGTAAGGTCAGCTTGCATCTTCTGCTGCTGGTAGGCTCGCTGCTGCTGGAGTATTTGCTGCTGTTGTTGCTGCGCGTACTCATACTGGGCAGATTGCCGGATAGATTGCTCATAAGCTGTTAGTTTGGTGTCATAATCGTCATCAAACGGATCAGGTCGTGATAAGATTTCGGGCGCTTGTTCTTTGGGTTGTAACTGCGATAATCGCTGCTCTAACTCATCATTTTTACGCTTTTCTTCCTGGTACTTCCTGTGTTGCCTATTTATAGCTTCATTAACCGCATTCTGGTTAACTTGCTTTTGCTCGCTATCGTCGGGTTTTTCTTCGTGTTCCCCGTCACTATCGGTTGCTAAATCCTCTGGTTGACTCTCGTTAACCTCTTCGACTTCTGTATCATCCGAATTCAATTCTTCAACATACTCGTCGTTTTGTAGCGTTTCACTCATCTCATGGCCCTATAAAGGTAATTTACCGCGATACTGTCGCGTACAGTTGCATGTATTATATATAAATCTATTTTATTAATCAATAATCTGTTCCTAATCGATATTATTCAATATAATTACATATCTTGTATGCTAAAGTTAATTTTTATTACAGGGGGATAAATTATGATATATATACTATTCGGTGCAGCAGGCTTCCTTGCCTCTGGCTTTACTGGGGTTGCTATGGGGTTGATAGTGGCTGTTGTTGTTGAGTTTACATATCAGGTTTTTAAGCCTTAGTTAGGCGGGTTACTTATTTTACTTTCCTAACTGATGGGCATCAATCAAGTTTTTTTTGTCGGTGAAACTAATTGCGTTAATGTAGTCATGGCAGCCCATTAAGCTATCGGATGCAGATTCAACAAATTCTTGAAACTCTTTCTTTGTTTTTATACTGTCTAAGTGTTGCTTAATCAACACAAACAAAGACTCCTGAGCGCCACTATATGACACATCTAAATTATTATTTACTTTCATTTAAATAACTCCTTGGCTTATTTATTTCTCATTTTCTGTCTTAGTCGGTGTAGCTATCTGTTCCTCAGCACAAGGCTATTATAAGACATTTGTGTTATATTGTCAGCACAAATAAATGGTTTAAGTTAATTTAATTCATCATCTTCTTCTTGATTAGATGCGACCCCCACAATCGATAGTCCACCGATGGCAGCCAATAAATTTGGGTTCATCCTCTCTT